TCTGCCACGCGCGCGTGGCAGAGGGGGACGAGAAATGATCCAGCCAAGCACCATCGTTGACCGATACTGGCGATACCCGTGGGTGTTCAAGGTCAACGGCGACCTTTACATCTACCACCCCGCTAGGCTTATCGTGTTCAAAGATGCCGACTATGTGCCTAAAGCCCAGCGAGTGGGCATCACAGTGAACGGGGCCGCGCCATGACCGATCCCATCACAGCCGCCGTCATCTGCATCACCGCTACCATTTGGCCCATTTGCTGGGTGTCGTAAGTTCTTTGATGCAGTAAAGAATCGAATGAATGAAGACGCACCGAAGATGTCGATCACAGATGGCTTGACCAAATGCCTGTCGCATCTTGGCTTCAACGCAGATGTGTTCCTTGGCGAACACGATGGAAACAAATACACAGCCGATGCAAAATCACCCGATACAAAGGGGGACGGCTGGTAACATCTTCTTTGCAGCGCAAGATTTCTTCTGAATTTATTCAAGAAGAAAGTGAAACGGAGACCCAGCCCGTTTGCGCACTGGGATAACTTTAGCACAAAGGAGCCAGAAGCATGGCAGATTACGACAACACTGACAAAGGTGCAGCGTTCAAACCTTTCCAAGATCAATCGTTGGTTTTGCAAGGCAAGATCAATGATGGAGGAAGTGACCGAAAGGTTGTTCTTGTCAAAGACAAAACAAAAAGCGGGAAGACGATCATCGAAATATTTGAGAAGGTCGGGGTTCTGTTTGCCAATGAGCGGAGAGAGTCTGACAAAGCACCAGATTATACTGGCAACTTGTCTGGCCCAGCAGGTTCTCGCCGTATCGCAGCATGGAAGCGCATGAAAGATGGCAGTCCATACATGACGTTTGGGGTGTCGGACAACCAAAAGAAAGAAGATGAATCCTCAAACCAAACTGAACGGAATTCAATTCAAGAAGAATTGGATGATGATCTGCCGCCATTCTAACAACTTCGCCAGACCGAAAGGTCTGGCATCCACCTGACAAACAGCAGCGAACACCGCGCAGAAAGAGAAACCAAAATGCCACTGACCAAAATCCTAATCACCAATGTCTTGAACACAAAGACAGCGTTTGCTCAGACAGAAAATGGGCAACAGGTATTTATCCCAAGCAAGACCGCACAATTATACAACGTAAAAGTTGGAGAGTATGTGAACGCAATGCTTGCACACAATACAATGAATCCAAACAAAACACCTTGGCTTGCAATCAAGATTGAAAGGGATGAAGACCAGAAAGAAAATTGGTTGATGGATTTCATAGTTCACGAACTGACTGAAAATGGTCGGGCCACGCCTGAAGAGTTGGCTGACATTGCTGGAGAACCAATAGATTTAATCAATGAAAATCTGAAGATACTTAAGGATTCAAAGCATATTGTTCCTGTTGTTTGCTGGGACATTGCACAGAAATGAAGAGAGACACAGAAATGAAAGACATTACATTGCTTGCAGTTTTGCGCCGCATCAAACGAAAGACGGACATCATGGTGCTAGATGCACCTCGCAATTCAGCCGTAGAACAGAACATCAAAGAACTCCAGCTATTAACAGATATAGCTTTGCGTTCCGTTGAAGGAAAAGAAGATGAAAAGAAATGAGTATCTAGATAGAGGACTGTCAACAAAAACTCTATTGATCTGCGATCTGTGGGAGTCTGGCATGGATTATAGTGAGATAGCTGAATCCATCAATCAACCGATTCAAAGAGTTTACAACGCCATCAACAGAGCGAAGAGATATGGAAAATCACTCAGACCAAGACAAGCAAAAGGAGTGAGAGGATTTGCAAACAGATACAAAAAAAAGTTTGGTGTCCTTCGATATGCAATCTACAACCTACCACCAAAAGTATCTGAGTGGCTGTTTAAAAATACGCCAGATGACATGACAGTTGCTGAATACATAGCCTCATTTGTTTTGGATGCTTACAATGAAGAGGTTGGTCAATGAACAAACATAAGCCTCATCATGTAAGTCACAAATACATGATCGCAGCAAAAATGTCGCGCGCGGGATACCCACGCAAGGCCATCGCGGCGCACATGGGCGCGACTGTCTGGCAGGTCAACTGCTACCTCAACTATGCCAAGCGGATAGGCGAGAAGATCGACGTAGAGGCAGGCTCGATGCTGCTGAGACAGTTGCCCGCGCCGATCATCGTGTGGCTGCGAAATCAAGTGCCTGCGGGCGGCAGCGTTGATGACGTTATCCGCGCCGTTTTGACCGATGCTTATCACGAAGACATGGAGAAACTGACATGACCAACTTTAACCCAACAAAAAACCGCACACCCACAGGGCTGTTAACTCTTGATGAAAAATCTGCCTTGATGTCATGGCCGCATGGGTTTGAGTTTTACAACGAAGTGGAACGAGTTTGGGAGCCAATCATCCCAACTTGGGGTGAAAACTTTATTTATCGCGGCAAGCCAGCGCCTGTGGTCAAAAAGCGTTTTCTTAACGTCTATCCAAATGGCACGGGGCTTAGTTACGGCAGCAAACAGGAGGCTTTAGATGCTGCGCTGCTGACCCCCGCTATCGGCATGATCTACATCGAGATCGTTGACGGAAAAATCAAGGGCGTGGGCGAGGCAGAAGGGGACGAGACATGACCGATCCCATCACAGCCGCCGTGATCTGCATCACCGCCACGATCTGGCTTGAGGCGCGCGGGGAGGCCGATTTCGACGCGATGCCAGCGGTGGCCGACACGATCATGCTGCGGGCCGCGCAGCGCGACCTGTCGCCATGCGGGGTCGTCAACGAGCCGTGGCAATACGCCAGTGGTGTGGTTGATCTTGAATATATAGATGAGGTCGAGCGCGAGGCATACGACAGGGCGCGCCAGATCGCCGTCAATGCCTTCTACGGGCGCGGGCTGGGGTTGGATGCCGACCATTTTCATAACGGCACGGTGCGACCTTATTGGGCGCTGGATGAATATCGTGTCGGTCAAATCGGTGACCACACTTTCTATAAACTTGGGAGATGAGAGATGACTGAAAAAGACCTGATGGGCGCTGTTCAAAGCGCGATTGACAAAATGGCGGGCAATGCAGTGCAGCGGATGCAGGATGCAGAGTTTGCCGACCCTGTAGATGGGGCAAAAATCTGGTCAACAGTGGCCGACGAATTGCAGGCTATATCCGCCAAAATCTGCGCACTGAAAGAGGAGTTAGAGTTATGGGATTAAACATCACCTTTATGATACCGATCATTATGCCATTTGTGTTTCAGTTTATGGCAAAGATTATCTGTTTGTTTGCGGGTCTACCTATTAGTCCTATATCCCTAGCCACTGTTGGTTTTATTGGCGCTGGGTTTGGTGTGGTGGTTTGGACATGCACACTTATTCTTGAGTTTAAGTTTACAATAAATGATCTTCGTGACCTTATCAAAAGCATTGAAAAGGAAATCCAATGACTGACGAAGAACTGATTGCACATCTAAGAAACAGCAAAGGTTGGCCAAACTTGGGTAATGCTGCTGCCGACCGCATCGAGGCGCTGGGGCAAGGTCTGAAAACGGCGGTTGCTGTCGTTGCAGAAAGTGAACGGATGCGACGTCAGGCCGAAGGCCGCACAGATCGGCTGGAAGCGGCACTGCGGTGGTATGAAAAGCGGGTGTCAGACTGTCGGAAAATCACCCGCGAAGGGGAAGCGGCAAGGAATGAACTTGATCGTGATGGTGGTGATCGCGCCCGCGCCGCACTGAAAGGAGAGCAACAATGAAAACGATTAGCGCCTTGAAGCTGATTAAGGCAATCCGAAAAGACAAGTCTTGGGTCGCGCACGAGGTTGTCCACAGCGCCACCGAAAGCATCCGTGTCTCGGTCGAGGAATGGTATGCCGAAAAAACCCGCGCTGATCAATTTGAAGCACTCCTGCGCGAGGCCCAAAGTGAATTGCATTGCATCCTTTATGAAAATATGTGGACAAAGCGAATGGAACTGTGCCGCAGGATCGACGCTGCGTTGAAAGGAGAAAAACAATGATCATAAACGGAAAATCACTGCTGGAGGCATCGCCGCTGGCCCCGATGCTGGTTCGCAAGCACAGAGATCACGGAGTCAGCCACGGCTTGTCGGAAGCGGGCTACGACCTGCGAATTGCTCGTTCAGTGACGCTGCATCCATTCAAAAAGTTTTCGCTGGCATCCACATATGAGCAATTTCAAATGCCAAACAATCTTGTGGCTGTGGTGCATGACAAATCAACGTGGGCGCGGCGAGGTCTATCGGTGTTCAACACTGTGATTGAGCCAGCGTGGCGTGGTTTTTTGACCTTGGAATTGGTCTATCACGGGTGGGGTGTGTTGCATATCCCAGCGGGCGCGGGCATTGCACAAGTGCTGTTTCACCAAATTGCCGAACCTGCCGAATACAAAGGCAAGTATCAAGATCAACCAAACCGCCCAGTGGCGGCCATCAAATCGGAGGAAGAAAAATGAGCGACACCGCAATCGAAATAATCAGACTGTTCCTTGCGATATTGCCATATGTTGCCTTGCTGGCATCCATTGCTATGGCTGGTCGATCCGATGGAAATGGCAATAAACATGATCAGATAGTATGGCTGCTATGGAGCATCATCTGGCTCCTAGTGATTGTCGTTGATGGAGTGGTGATATGAGCGAAACAATGATTGAGTTGGTCGGATTGGTTCTGACGATATTGCCATACATTGGCTTTTGTGTGTTCATGGGTATGGCCCTCAATCCAGATTCAGGGTCAGGGCGCATAACTTTTGGAAAAGTCATTTGGCTGGCCTTAGCTATGATCTGTCTGCTGGTAGCCATCGCTGACGGGGTGAGGGTATGAGCGAAACAAACATCAGAACGCAGATCCTGCACGAAGCAGAGAAACTCATCAACGGCGACAGGCAATCTCACTATGGCCCGCCCGAAGAAAACTTCAATGCCATCGCGTCGATGTGGTCAACATATATGGGACACAATGTGACAGCAGCGGACGTGTGCAATATGATGGCCTTGCTTAAGATCGCCCGCCTTCGCAAGGGGCCTCACCGAGACAGCAGCGTGGACGGCGCTGGCTATCTGGCGCTCGGCGCGGAGATGGCAAATCTAGCGAAATCTAAGGCAAACTAAGGCGATCTACCAATCCGCATAAGCGGAAAGCTGTGAAAGCAGGGCCAGCCCTGTCTCGCGCGCGGCGGGCATACTTTCGCCCGCCAGCGCCTCTGCGTGATCCGCTGCGGCTGGGCGCAGACGATCAATCGCGGAGTTGGCTTGCCATTTCACGCAGCCGCTTAATGCGCTCAGAGTCAGTAGCACCGCCGCCAGTGTCCGCATCATTGATCCGTTCATGTGCGTCAATCTCCATTTCGAGTTGGTCTTTCCTTGCGTCCGCAGACTTGTCGGCGCGACCTTTCAGATATGCCATCGCAATGGCCGCAGCCAGCGCGCCCAGCGCGGCCAAATACAGCTTGATGCGCGCGATCATCTGTCGCCCTCCGCCCACTTGCGCAGCCGCTCACGCATGATCCACGCCGCCGCCAGCATCATCACGCCGACCAGCCCGATGACCACGATCTGCGCCGTGCCATCAAGCGCGCCGATGGCTGCAATGCCAGCGCCAGCGCCCGACACCACCTGCACCGCAGAGGCTTGCACTGTGGTGGACTGCGCTGCGCTCGTGCGCGGGGCTGGGGGCTTGTCGCCCGTTGTCCATTCATCGACAGGGTATGCGGCGCGATCTAATTCGAAGTGCGGGCCGTCCTTAAATTTCCAGTCGCCGCCCCAGTCCAGTTCCACGCCCTCTTTTTTGGCGGCGGCTTTGACCGCTGGGCCAAGCTGGTTATATAGCGGCCAGTCAAATGCACCCTTGCCGTCGGGGCCGATGGGCATCAGGTCGACCGCGTGGCCCGTGATGTGGCGGCTGTCGAGGCGCTGGGACGCTTTGCTGGCCACAAGCTGCGCTTGGCGTTCTTTTGTGCGTAACCCTTCGATCACCACAAAGTCAAGCGGGCTGTCTTGCAGCGCCCGATCCAGCACCCTGCGCAGGTCGGGGTGGATGCCATTCATATTTTTCAAACTGCGCGCGCTAAACTTGCGTGTCATTTCGCTTCTCCCCCTTGATCGTTGATTGACTCGACCGATCTTTTTTGCTCGGCCTCGCTGAACTTCGAATTGTGAATCGTGATTGATTTGCTTTTGACTTCTGTGATTGGAACGAAAAACACCAGTTCTTTATCCAAGGCGACAAAAGCATACCATTCCGCATTGTTGGTGGATGTTCTTGAAAACATATATGAGGATCGATTGCCCCTCTTTACAGGCTCCGACGATCCTTTGACTTCTATCCGAACCAGCCGACCAGACTTCAATGTCGCAATGATGTCGGTGGACGCATTTACATGATGAGCCTCAATGCCGTTGCATTGAAGGACATAGCAGACCAAGAACTCCGCAGTCCTGCCTGTCTCGGTGCTGCCTCGCATAAATCACTTCCCAACTCTGGCAATCAGAGCCTTTATATCATCGCGGATTTCTGCCAGCATCCCATTGGTCTCGCTGCGCGCCCTCTGGGTTGCCTCCATGTCTTCACGGCGCTGACTCCAAAGCCGCTTGACCTCTTTGCTGTTTTCGATGTTTCCAGCCTCTAATCTGACCAGCCAAACGATCACGCCGACGAGGGTGACACCAACTGGCCAATACGCAAAAATGCCTTCCATTACCGCACCTATGGGGCCACTGGCCAGTTGATTGTCTCTGGGAACCCGTCTTGGGATGTGATGTCGCGCAGCGCTTGCCGATATGTGGCCCACGCCGCTTGATCGACAGGCGCATCGGCCACCTGCGTCCAGTCCGATGCCGACAGCAGTTCGTTGCGCTGGGCGCGCGCCTCGCTGGCAAGCTGCTCGGTGGTGGGTTGCAGGGCCGCGATCTCGGCCTCTGTCAGGGGGCGCTGTGTGACCTCACCCGTCTGCGCGTTTGTGATGACTTCAAAATATTCGCTCATTATCGCACCCCATAAACTCTGATTGTGCCAGCATCAAAATTGGCCGTTCCGCTCCAGCTAAACACAATAGACGTAGATGCGTTGGTGTAGCCTGATAACTGGATGAAAGTGTTTCTGGCATTGGTTGACGATGTATCAACGTGTGAAACCGCAGTGCCATCGGAAAGGTTGATTTGGGCTGTGCCGTAAAGAAGGTCTGTAGCGTTTCTTTGGTCACACATTCTTGCCGTGCCAACCAATATATTCCTTTGGTTTGCGTTGTCATGCGAAACCCCAGAAACATCAATTAGAAGGCGCTTATACCCTGTCAACGTCAGCCCAGATAGTGTCTGCGTTGTGCCGCTGGTCGTCGTCAGCGTCCCCAGCAAGATCATGCCCTCGGCTTGCACGTTGATCGCTTGCTCGACGCGCAACGGGGTCATCATCTTGGTGTTGTTGGTTCCAGCCTCGGCCTCTGCCTGAGTGGCGATGGCAGGGCCACCGCTGGGGGTGAATGTTCCAGCAGCTTCATCAAGCACGCCCATTGAGATCCAGCCTGAATTGGCTTCGTTCCGCTTCCAGAGCGTGTTCGTATCGGTCTCATACCAAAGCATATTTGCATATGTCGTCGCTGGCGCTGCATCGCCGCTGTTCTGCGATACGATGGCCTGAAACAAATTGTTCAGGTCAGTCCGCGCTGCGGCTGATGCTTGGTTGTCGATCACATAATCGTGCTGTGCCATCTTTCACCCTTTAGTATTGAATGCGGGCTGTTAGACCCGTGATGCTTGGAGTTACGCCCGCAGCCATTGAGATCAACTCTACCTTAAACTTGAAGGCTCGTCCATAAAAGTCGCCAGCCTTAAATCGCTGCCACGCTCCCCAGTTGTTCAGCGCGGGATCTTGCTGCGTGACCGCAATATACGAAACGACATCAATGTCAGCCACAGCCGAAGAGCCGCTCCAATCATCCCACAGTCCCGGCCATGAATCCCACAGCAAAGTCTGCGGAAACATCGTGTCCCAGTTCGTCGAATTGGAGTCAACGCGCGACACATTGATGTCAATGCGCGACCTGACACGGCGAACAGCGCCAGTGTCAATGTTGCCTGTGAACTCATATGTGGCCAGCGTTGGGGCTGGTGATGTCGTCGTTATTCTGAGCGAACTCGAAACAACCGAGCATCCAGTTTTCGTGCCGGGGAATGTCGGGCTTTCGGTGTCGGTCAGATTGTTCGTGAAGGTTTCCAGCGCCGCCGCAGGGATGACAATGCTGGTATAGTTCGTCGAACCATTGCCAGTTTTGTCATACGCCTTGATCATGTAGGTTCCCGGGCGCGTTGGCACGGCCACAGATGTCGCTGGACGTGAAACCTTTGGAACGGCTGTCGTCGCATTCCCGAATGTTGCCCCAGATTCCTCAACAGCGTGTCTGATCAGATAATACGACAGGTCAAGGCTGGAAATGGCATCCCAATCGAAATTGATCGTCGGGCCGTTCAAGTTGGCTGACAGGTTCGACACATCGTCAGGCTCAGTCGAAATGCCAGCGACCTGAAAGTTCGAGACAGTGTTCCACGCAGATTTGACACCAAGCTGGCTGATTGATCTGGCGCGTATATCGTATAGATCCGCAGTGACATCGATCCACTCATAGATGCCAATCGGGCCAGATCCAATCGGGACAAATGCCGACTCTGGGTCAGAGGAGAGCTTGCCCTCAACTTCGATTCGGTCAACAAACAATTCATCCGTCACTGAGGTCTGGATCTTGATCACGCTGGTGATTTTTTCCCGATAGACACGATTCTCATATGACAGCGTGATGCCGACATTCTGCGTCACATATGGGCTTGGCAGGTTGCTGTTGTTTGCGAGGATCGCGCTTTCTTCAGCGGCCCAATCGAAGGCATCTTCGCTGGTCTCGCGCAGATCCAGCTTCACGCGCAGATCGCCAGCCTCCCCGTCTGAAAAGAAAGACCAGCCGATGACCTCAAACTCTTTGGCTGTCCAGCCATACCGATCCACAGTCATGCCCACGATGTCGCCAACCTGAACGCTAAATGCGGCCAGTCCGAAGTCGGCAGAGAGCGTCATCTGTTCACGGCCACGGAATAGGGTCAGCTTGGCGATACGCTGCGCGGTGGCCGCAGATGTGGTGAATGGCAGCGCAAGGTCAATCGGGCTGTCAATGCCGCCGTCCTCGGCCAGAAACGTGGCGCTGGACAGCTTCGGATAGTCGACGACGACATAGCCTTGCGAGGCATCGTTGAACGTGCCTGTGACAGAGTTGAAGATGCTGCCCATTGAGATTCTGGTTTGCAACGAGATCGGCCCGCGCAGATCATCAAGCGTGAAGGTCTTCACGGGCATCGTGTAATAGCCGACCTTCAACTGCCACTCACCCTGCCCCCAGAATGTCGTGCCAGCGCAAGCGGTCATCATCTTTTGAAGGGTGTCACCCGGTGTCATGTCGGATGTCATCACGCCGTTGATGGTGTATCGCTTTTCAGTCCCTCCCGCAGCCAGCGTGACGTTCTCGTCGCAGACGTTGGCCGATGCGGAGAATGTTGTGTCATTGACGGAAGTGTCGCCCAATCCTTGACTGCCCGTGATGTAATCGCGGACGCACAGGGCGGCGTTGGACGAGAATGCTGTCGTCGCGGTGCGCGGATCGTAAACCTTCTTGCCCCTGACAACAGCGGTGAAGAGCGGGATGCCGTTGGGGAACACATCGGTGTCATATTCCAAACGAATGTAGAGATATGCGATCCCATATCCAACAAAGTCGCTGGTGATCTGGTTGCTCTCCGCCAACAGCAATGCTGGTGCTGTGGTCTGAGATCCAGTGTATTTCACGATGCGGATCTTGCTGTTGTATGATTGAGAGGTGACGAAACCATTTCCGTCGAGCGTCACAACCTGATCGTCGATGTAAATATCGTCGATTGCCTGAACCTCATGCCCAGCCAAGGTCAGGATGATGTGCAAAAACTTGTTGCTTGAGCCAGTGGCTTCAACATATGTGATGACCCCGCCTTTCCTGACAGTGCCATACACATAATCGTGTGGAGCATCTGCTTCGCGGGTGTTGACCAGTGTGCCTTTGGTCAGACCGCCAACGGCGGGCTTTGGAGCCAGCGCAGACAAGGCCCACGATGTCACCACAGTGGTGGCCAGATAGCCAAGTGCGCCCGTGACGAATGCACTCGCCCCAGTAACGCCAATTTGGGTCAAGATGAACCCACCGACTGTCGCTGGATCGCGCACAATATTGCTGGGATGCGAAAGGCTCGTTGTGCCTGTAAGCAGCTTTTTAAGCGGTGTCATTTCTCACCCATGCGCTGTCGATTGTCTCTATGGGGTAATATACCACACCAGACGTAGAAAGGAACGCCGCGCTTGAGCCTATTGCCAAACCAAATCCGAATCCAAGATATCCAGATTCCAAAACGCCAGAACCGCCGACAACGAGAGCGCCTCTCGGAGGCACATTGTATGTCTGGGTCAACCTATCGGCCAGCATCTCATCAACTGAATGATAGCCATACTCTCGCTTGATCTGAGATCTGGTCAAGAGTTTTCCGCCGTCGATGTATCGATACAAAAGATCGTCGGCCCAGCCTTCGCCGTGCATTGCGATGAAGGCCTGATTGGTGAAGATCAGACAATCCCAAACGCCCCACTGGAACGGCCTGTCGCCGACCTCGCGCAGAAATGCGTGAAGCCGCTTTATGTATTGGTCTTCCTGCCCCATGGGATTTGCTTGTCCTGTATGTCAGCCACGAAGCTGAAGAATGTGTCTGTCGGATAGCGCGATTTCTGGCTTTCGTGGGTGTATCTGCGATTCCGCGCTCGGTTCAATTCCACCAGCTTGCTGTCAACCACCAGAGAGATGGTCGATGTCTCGCCGCTGTCCTCAATTTGCATGGTGTTCATATAGCCGCCGAACACCTCAACGAAGTCGCTGACATCGGTCACACCCCACAGGATGCGGCAAGAGCGGCGCTGGTATGGCTCTGACACGGCCAGCGCGACGATGCTGCTATTGATCCCATCAAGCGTGATTGTGGCCTGTTTCGCAGACAGATCGTTGACCTCGTCTAGGCCACTGATCGCCATCAATGTGCCGACACCAACATATGTCTGGCCATCAATCGTCCTGTCGCCATATCCCGTCCAAAGCCTGACTGATCCGCTGTCGAAAGACATTTCAACCGCATAGAACGGATTCACAGTCGGCTGCGAGAGGGCTGTCAGAATGGCCGCTGGGATCGATCTCGCCATTAGACCGCCTCCATCGCCGTGAAGCTGATGCCATAGACCGATGCCTCGTTTACGCTCCAAGATGACTCATTGGACGCAAGCCGCCACAAGCCGACTGTGTTGGTCACAGTGACTGCGGCGTTGTCGGCTGGCGCTGTGCGAATGTTTGGCCAGAGAGTAAGGGTGGCCTGACCGCTGCCATTGGTATTCACATCGGCCAAAACCTTGTGAAGCCGAGCCGTCGATCCGCTGCCGAGTTGAATATAGTCACCAGCTTTGAGCCAACCCGTGATGCTGTTCGAGCATCCATCAATGATGAGATCTTGGCCTGTTTGCCCAGCGCCGTTGACTAGAGGTGTGCCGCCGAGCGCGCCGCGCGGTGTCTTCCCGATTGGATCGCCCAGAGTGAATGTTCCAAGCTGACCGCGAAGGCTTACGAGCCACGCGACCCATATTTCGGCATCGGCGCGCGTCATCGGCGGCAGTGTCACATCATCCATTTTGAGAAACCTTCATGTATTGAACAGCAGTCGGAATTGACTCGCTGGGTTTGACTTCAACCGCCGTAGTTTCGTATCCATGCTCTCGCATGTAAATAGGGGTTTCCCCTAGGTTTGTGACAATGGCGTAGTCTGGCTGGCGCTTGCGATCAAACCCATCCCGCTTTTCCTTGCGCTTTCCGCGATAGTGGCTCATTTCAGCGCCTCCTTGATGGCGTCAATACATCCGCTGACCGCCCCAATGGCGCACGCATCAGCGTCGTCATTTGAGTTCTCGCAAGCCTTCACAGCCACATCCCGCGCGTGCTGGATGGCGGCTTGCCAAGCTGTGCTTGCGGCAATGTTCATCAGCTTGCGCGTGTCATCGTCTTCGCTAAAAATTGCGAACAGCGAGTCTTTAGCGCGCCACGCTTCAAACGCTTCACGCTGGCTCATGGCTTCGGCTCCTGTGCAGCAATTCTTTTTTCCCGTTCAGCCTGTTCGCACTTGTAGCAAGAAAGCCGTTTTGCAGTCTTAACTACAGCGCCCGACCCATATTCTTTGCGCCAGTGCCCGCACTCAAGCAGCGCAAAGGTTTCCTCAGTCGTCACGCGATAGATTGTTTCTTCCAGCTTGTAGCCGCCTCTTGCGTAATCATGGCGCTTGCTTTTGATAATCCTTTCGGTTGTTTTCACGCGCTGTTCGACCTTCAACACGTTCAATAGTTTTTTCATTTCGCGGGCTCCTGTTCTGCCCGCTTTGGGTAGGAACTTCCCGGCTGGCCCGGCTCGTTGCTGTTCGTGCAGGCGTTGCGGTGGTCAGTGGCGTGCGGGCATCGCTTGTTGCCGCAAGTTGCGCAGACGATCATCCGCATGGGCTCGCCTTTGAACGGGTTGCCCTGCGGCATGCAGGCTTCACAGGTGCAGCCGGGCTCAGTCTTTGGCGCAGCGGGCTCCTGTGCTGCCCCTGCTTGTGATGCGGCAATCATGGCGCGGTAGGCTGCGCCCCAGCCCAACTGCGGATCATTGCCGCCGTTTTGTCGGCGATCTTGAATCACATGCTTTGTCTCTGCTGCATTGGCAGCGTTCAGCATCGCCTCGGTCGGCTCAATCGGCACCATCACAAACCCCGGCTTCGGTGCCATCGCAACACGCAGGGCTGATTCAATCTCCGCACGGGCGATTTCGCGCTCAGGGTGCCATGGGCTTGCAAACGCATCTATCTGCGCCATCAACCCCTCCACATCAGCACCAGCAGCAGCGCGGAGGATGCGGGCGGCTTCGCGGCATGCGTGTGAGTGGGGAATCTCGTCCAGCCCGGAGGCCAGCTTGTTGAAGTCTGTCATGCTGCCCCCTTTTGCATGTTGACCGCATGGCCGCAGCGCGTGCATACGTGGCCGTGATAGCGATTTTCTTTCCACGCATCAATCATGCGCTCGTAATCCCCTGAACCTCCTTTGAAGCTGCCGGTTTTAAGTGATAAGCCAGATGGGTACACCTTGCTGTAGCAAGGCTGGTAATTGTGACCCAGCAAGCGGCCAAAAATTCCAGTGCAGTTCATGCTTGTCCTTTGGCTGCGAGAGCAGCAATACGGTCAATCTCGTGGTCAAGGTCGTCGCCCCACAAAATATCGTCGGTCAATGTGCTGTACACGCTGAAGCTGTCGTGCTCCATGCCGCGATGATTTTTCAGGCTGCGATACCGCGCCGCATCCTTCTCCACCGCATCTACTCGCGCTTGCAGTGCGTCAGCACGGGACTTCACGTAAGCAGGTACAGACAGCGGATCGCCCATGGCTTGCGACCATGCGCTGCGATCGTCATCCGGGCCGGGTATCTGGAAGGCATCGCGGCAACTTGCCAGCAGGGCGGCTACTATGGTGGCGGGGTAGAGCTTGGTGCCGGGCTCAAGTTTCGCTGTCAAGTTGACGCGAACCTCGCCGTTCCAGCTTGGTGATGCCGGGTACTGCGCTTCAACGGTCCCCACCGGCTCCACACCCTCCAGCACTTTGGCTGTGTGTTTAGCGATGACTGCGGCGGCGAATCGCTCGCGGTGCCCGTCAAAGCCATCAGGCTTGAATGTCTCAAGCCACAGCGCGTCAATCTCGTCTTTGGTCAGTTGCATGGTTACTCCTTTGCGCGAGCTGCGTCCACTGCTTGCAGGGCCACAACCATCGCGTCATAGTGGGACACATCATCCCGAGTCGCGGCGGCTGCGTATGCGTTCGCCGCCTCGCGCGCAAACCACGACAGGGGCGCACCTTTTCTCTGTTGATAATCAATGAACGACGCGGGCGCATCCCCCTGCGGCTGCTCGGCAGGGGCTGCATCCGGCAAAGAGTGAACCCCAAACGCTCCGGGCAGGTAGGGTATTGCCTTGGCCGTGGCTGCTTCCTGCCCCTGTGTTGCCGTGGGTGCGTGAACCTTGCCGCACTTTGTGCAGATACCGCTGGGGTGCGGTTCGTAGGGGCAGGGTGCCTGTGTTGATTGCAGGGCGGCACGGAATAGTGGGATTGGCGTGTTTTCGGTGTCCGCAGCTTCGCGGTCCGCATCGTCTTTGTTGGCAAAAACCTTGTAGTCAAACTCGCTATCCGTAAAGACCAGCCATGC